ACCTGGCGACCAGAAAGTAATACCAAAACCTTTCGTTCCCCCTTCAATGGCTCATCGCAGACAGCACGCTTTCCCGGTACCCGCTGGGTCTGTTCCCTGACCTTTAATAACCTGACAGATGAAAAATCCAGACGTATTGATGCTCTGGTGGCTTCACTCGATGGCGAGTATGGCAGGGTAAAAGTTCGTGACTGGGGGAGAAGTGGCAGAACACCTGCTGGAACGCCAGTTGTTGATGGCGCTAATCAGACCGGAACCCAGCTTCAGAGTAAGGGCTGGACACCAGGAACGGTGGTGCTCAGACAGGGAGATTATTTCACTGTTAACGATGAGCTGAAGATGGTTACAGCCGACGTGACGAGCGCGGCGAACGGTACTGCAATGATTGCATTTGCGCCGATGTTGCGTAGCTCTCCGCCTGCTAATGCTGCCATTGAGGTCGCGAAACCCTACGGCATTTTCAAACTGAAGGATAACCAGCAGGGTGCCGGTAACCGTGTGCCGGGTGTTTTTACCAGTTATACGCTGGAGCTTGAGGAGGCATTTTAATGCTGTATTCCCCCTTTTCTGATTCGATGGTGGACTGGTTATCCCGCGACAGGGTGACAGTAGCGATCGCCGCCAATATTCAGTTTGAATCTGGCACCGTCTATGTGCATTCCGGTACCGGGACGTTAGTTCTTGGTGGCTATGTATATTACGGCATGGGGCGCATGGGTTCTGTTGATGATGCCAGTGAAACCAGCACGACAAGCCCCACGCAGGTCAAAATGACCCTCTCGGGGCTGGATATGACCCTCTTTGCCACCACGCTGAACGAGCGATGCGTGGGCAGAAATGCCGAAATCTACCTGGTGGCCATGGATGATAACGGTGTTGTCCAGGTTGCCGATCTTCTGTTCAAAGGGCGGGTATCCAGTACAGGGGCGACCGCTGGCGGGACAAACGCCCTGCAGTACACCATCAGTAATATTTTTGAAGACTGGCAGCGTCCTTTCCCTGATCGCTATACCGATGAATCGCAGCAGGCCGCTTATCCCGGCGATCACATATTCCGATATGTGGCGCAGATGGCTGAACGTTCGATTTACTGGGGCAGTAAAAAAGATGCACCAGGATTTACCTATAAGTGAGGAAGCATGAAGCATCCGGACTGGCATAACAGATTAATTACCGTAATAAGGGCCGCTGAAAAGCGGCCTTTTTTATGGGGCAGTCATGACTGCTGCCTGTTCGCGGCAGACTGCGCTCAGGCCATGTGCGGCGAGGATTTTGCGGCAGACTGGCGCGGAACCTACGACAGTGAACATGGGGCTAAAAAGGCGATATTGCGCGGCGGCGGTTCGCTTGAAAAGGTGCTGGCCCGGTATCTCGATGAAGTGCCGGTAAAGCTGGCGCAACGCGGGGATATCGCCGTTGTTGAAAATGCCGGGGCGCGATGTGCCGGGGTGGTGTATTCCGGCGTTGTGTGGGTTCCTGGCGAAACTGGTCTTGTCAGTCTGCGGGTTAAACCGTTGAGTGTCTGGAGGGTGCGTTAATGCCTGCTGCTGTTCCTATTGTTGCCACCATTGCTGCAGGTGTGGCGGCGGCAAATGAAATGTATGCCATTGCGATGGTTATCACCGTCGCCGCACAGATTGCCACTCAGGCGCTGACCAAGACCCCGTCGCTGAATTCCTACCGTGATACGTCTGAACGCAAACAGGTTCTGCGCGCTGCGGCCAGTGCCAAAACCGTTGTTTACGGTCGCTCAACGTCGGCGGGCACTCTGTTCTTTTCCGAAGAGCAGGCAGGCGAACAGGATGATGGCGAAATGCTGCATCTGGCCATCGCCCTGGCGGGGCATCCGTTATCCGGTGTGCAGACTGTCTGGCTGGGTGATGAGCCGATCAGTAGCTATCCTGAGCATGCCTTTTTCGAGTTGCACACCAATCGCCAGACGGCGGACCCGTACATGCTGGCAAACTGCCCGTCATGGAAAGAAGACATGATCGGGAAGGGGATCACCTGGCTGCGGGTATCCCTGAAATTCAATGCTGAAAAATTCCCGGCAGGTATCCCTAACATCAAGGTCGAAAAGCAGGGGCGGGCTATTTATGACCCGCGCACCGGTTTAACGGGTTACAGCAATAATGCTGCGCTGGTTATCCTGGACTATTACCGCAATTACCTGAAAGTGCCAGACACCGATATTCTCTGGGACCAGTTTCAGGAAGCGGCGAACATCTGTGATGAGGATGTTATTACTGGCGGTAATACCGTTGAGAAGCGTTACACGATTAACGGTGAGTTCGATCTCAGTGAAAATAAGGTCAGTATTCTGGAAGGAATGCTGGCAGCTTGCGCCGGGTATGTAACGTATACCGCGGGTAAACATGGTCTTCTGGTCGGGGCCTATTATGGTCCTGCGACAGAGGTGATCACTGAAAGCCAGCTGGCCGGTGATATTGAAATCATGCCGGAAGTCTCTCAGGCGGAACGCGTTAACACCATCAAGGGGACATTTGTCGATCCGCAGCAGGGTTATACCGAAGCAGATTTCCCCTCTGTGTCAGTCAGTGAATGGGTGACAGAAGACGGCGTGGAAATATCGCAGGATATGAAGCTGCGGTTTGTGACCTCTGAATTTCAGGCCCAGCGGCTGGCTGACGTGAAGTTAAAGCGCACCCGCATCGCCAGAACCATGAACGTTACGTTAAACCTGAGCGGATATCGTTACCGTCCGGGAATGTATGTAAAGGTGAATTTCCCGTCTATCGGTATCATTAACGTTGAGATGCGGGTAACAGACTGGAAGTTCGGTGTTCAGAATGGCGTGCAACTGACGCTGAAGCAGGAAACCGCAGATGTCTGGGGGGATGCCGTTGGTAAACCGATCGAGCGACCGCCATTCACTCAGTTGCCGTCAGGTGGCGTGGCGCAGCCGCAGAACCTGAAATACACCGTGGAGGAAATTGGTCAGGTCGTACAGGGCATTTTGTCCTGGCAGAACATCGGGCAGGTGGTCTACAACAAAGTGATCATTCGTCGCAATGGTCAGATGGTCATGTCCGTCCAGGTTCCTGGGACGTTCACACGACTTACCGGGTTACCGAAAAACACCTACACAGCCCACGTTATTGCCGTAAACCAGATGGGGGCCGAGTCGCCAGAAGGATATCTGGAATTCAGTATCGAAGCACCGCCAGCACCTTCTAATGTTGATATTGAGCAGGGCTTCTTTGCCGTCACGCTGATCCCGCGTCTGGCGGCGATCACTAATGTTTCCACGCAGTTTGATTTCTGGACTTCAGGCGAAACAAAGCTACCCAATACCTCAACGACTACCGTGGAAGGCAATGCCAGCCGCGAGGGGATGGGAACAACCTGGACAAGTAATCAGTTAAAGATCGGCCATACCTATTACTGGTACATCAGAACGGTTAACGCCTTTGGTGCATCCGGGTTTATCGAAGTTCCGGCACTGTGCTCTATGGACACAGGCGGTTTGTTCGATCTCATTGATGACGGGATACAGAAGTCAGATGCGTTCCAGAATGTTAAAAATGGCGTTGATACTAACCTGCAAGGCGTTATGGAAAACGCACTGGCGAACCATGGCACAGTAGAACATCAGTGGATGCAGTACGGCGAAGTTCGCGCTGAAATCCTGGTGGTTAAAACAACCGTTGCGACAGCCGAGCAGGGGCTCGCTGACCTGTCCACTTATGTTCAGGCTCAAATAGGACCTGATGGCAGTCTGACCTCTGCGGTAAACCAGAAAATGACTGCTGTGGTGAACAGCGACGGAACAGCCAAAGCCTCCTACACGCTGAACATGGGCATCGTAAGAAATGGTGTTAAATACAATACTGGTTTCGGTATGTCGATTGAGCCATCGGGGAACAGCTATAAGTCCACAGTGGTTTTTGCTGCTGATCAGTTTGGTATTTATTCCGGAAGTGATCCGGGAAATTACACTGCTGCATTTTTTGTCTATAACGGGCAAGTATTTATCCGCGATGCACTGATTCAGGATGGCAGTATCACCAATGCCAAGATTGGCAACTATATCCGGTCCACCTCTTTCATCCCTGGTCCTTCTGGGGCTGGGTGGAATATCGACAAGAACGGAAACTGCGAATTTCATGGGCAGTTTTATGCGAACAGCGGCCAGTTTGCATTTAACGGTACGAATAACACTGTTGTTATCAACGGCAACGGTGTGACAGTTAATCTTCCAGGTGGTGGACGGGTCGTCGTCGGGAGGTGGTCATAATGCCGGAAGGTATTCTGATTGATTACAACGATGGACGACCGGCAATGGCAATTACTGCGGGGCTGCGAGCCCCCAGCTTTTGCACATCCTTCTCGGGCTGGTCATCCCAGTCAATGCAGTACCCGGTCAATACGCCACTTGTTCCCGGTTCACAGGTTATCGTGGTGCCAACCAATCCCATTTACATCTATTCCTTTGCTGAATTTGATGTGGCCATTATGACTGGAGTCACCCGAAACGGGGACTCCGGGGTCGTCATTGGTGCTGAGACAATCGGGGGTAAAGCCCTTACTCCAGACTGGTCAGGTTATGTCATGGAGCTGCTGCCCGCGGCGACGTATAACGAAGGATTACTGGTTTCAAACTCGACTGACTTCACCGCCATATCCAATCAGGCCGCGCTGATGACCTGCGCCTGGTCCGGACGCATTACGGTTAACGGCAGCGCTGCGCTTCCGGTGGGCGGTATTCCTTTTGGCAAATGGGATAACCCGAATGTGTCGGTGGGGTTTGATGGCGGCAATATCATCGTTCGCGATATTTCCTACACAGGGCGGGACGACGTGGCCGGAACGGTGATGATTGACCTGGTGATATTCAATCAGACAGCACCTGTCGGCGGCGACGGCATCACGATGACCAACGCCGCAGGCCAGGTCACATTCTCCACGCTGAAACGCCCCTTTGTATATGACCGCCAAATTCAGATTACTGACGCCTTTCAGGACATTGGCGGTGGATTCTGCCAGATAGTCTATACCGGCGTTCAGGTACGGATGAGTGGTGGATGGGGAAATATCAGAACCAAAGGCGTGGTCATGTCAGGCGGCAGCGTCAGGTCGGCCTACAACAAAGTGTTTGCGGACCGTAACTCCGGTTCATGGGATATGACCCGAAACAGAAATATCGCCATGCCCATTCTCATTCTTCCGAACATGTACTGAGGAAAAACTATGTCAGCAGGAACCTTAACCCTGACGAATAACTCTGCTGCGGTC